GTAATGCATAGCTTTACTTTTCATTTTATTAATCATTTTTTTTCTCCTCTATTTCATAGAAGAACTTGTCGGTATCTTCTGTCCGCCATGCTCTACTATCTTCAACATTCCATTCAGAAGTCTGCACTTTCCAATCAGGAATATTATCTTTCACTGTAAAAGAAGGTATATCCCATATACATCTATTGTTAGGTTGTGCTGCAAAATTACCGTCATCGAGGGCAATTATGTGAGCGCACTTATGTTCGTGCGGAATCTCTGAATGATCAGTGTCAAGTATATTAGACTCTGGATGTGCAAAGTCAACTGTAAATAAATATTTTCCTGGGTGCCATTTCTTGTCTTTTCCGATATACTTACCGGCTTGTCCGTCTAATATATCCCAACGATGGACAGAAGGATAATAAGAAAAACAATTCCAGAGCTGTAGTTCATCAAGTCGTCTTGCGGGCACTCTGGATGGTTCAAATCCCTGTTGAATAAACGCGCTAATTGGTAGGCGATAAAATATTGCACCGTTTTCCATAATAGCATGAAATAATATGCTCCGACCTGTAAGAGCGCTAAGACCAAACACAATGCAGTCTTCAACTTCTCCATGATGTTTCTTACAATCATATAAATATTCTCTTTTTATTTGTGCATAAGTTGCTGGTATGTTTGCATTCAAATAAGCCATAATTTATCCTCATTTTATATTACCCCAATTAGGACCAGATTCATAGTCCACTTTATTAGGTACTTCTAGTTCTACTGCAGACTCCATAATCTCTTTTATTTTATCTGCATTACCATCGACCGATATATCAAGTTCATCATGTACTTGTATATGCGGTATGATACCTTCCTTGTACAGATCAACCATAGCTTTTTTAGTCATATCAGCTGCAGATCCTTGTATCAATTTATTCAATGCTTTGTATGTAAAGGCACGCTTGATCCCTGGTCCGTGTTCCTGGAGTGCATCTTCGTGAGGCAATGCTTTATGTATCCCGAACTGGTTAGGCTCCCATAAATTAAATCTACATCTACGTCCAAGTAAAGTTCTAACTCGACCTTTGTCCTGAGCTCTACGCATTACACTTTCCATTAACATTTTTACAAAAGGGACTTTGTCATGGTAAGTTCTAAACAGATCATCAGCATTTTCTTTAGATACACCTAGCTCTGCTTGTAATTTATTTTTACCCATACCATAAAACAAACCAAGATTAATTGTCTTGGCCTGTGATCTAGGTATGTTTGCCATGTCAGCTACAATCTTATGAAAGTCTGTATCTGGTTCATCGTTGTATGCATCAACAACTTCATTTACTTTGTACAGATCATCGAGACTGGCATAGTGTGTAACCAATCTAGGTTCTTGTTGTGAGTAGTCAAAGCAACCCCAAGTGTGTCCTTCTTCTGGTATAAACAAACTCCTGATCCGTGGTCCAAGTTCCTTGTTACGTGCAGGAATCTGCTGTAAGTTTGGATTGTTGCAACTGAATCTACCGGTCACTGTACCACCTTGATCGGATCTAATTTGATTGATCTCTGCATGGATACGACCTTTGTGTGAATGTTTTAATATTGTATCTATAAAAGTTGTATGTGATTTATTAATCTCTCTCGCATTTGCAATTGCTTTTGCTACAGGGTGAGTTTGGTTCTGTAACCAATTTTTAGTAAAGCTTGGTGCTTCAGTTTTTAAAGTTCGTTCGTAAGGTAATTTTAATTTATCAAATACTTCGGCTATAGATCTTGCGGCCCAGATCTGTACATCAATCCCTGTTACTTTTTTAACTTCTTGTAAACATTTCTTTTCATCTGATACTAATTCTTGTTTTAATTTGTGTGCTGCATCAACATCTACACGTACTCCTAAGAATCTCATGTCAACAAGACATGGAAATAATTCTGTTTCAAGATCAAAGATAGATTGTACATCTTCATCTAGTATTTCTTTTTTCATTTCTTGCCATAATCTTAGAGTCAACACTGCATCTTGCTCGGCATATTCTCCAACATACATTGCAGGTAGTTTATACATCTCAGACTTGGCATCTATGCCCCAATGCGCTGCAGTTTCCTTCAATACAGCCTCATTCTTGCCTATTCCGACGTAATCACGACCCAAACTACCTAAATCGTATCTAAAGCGATTCTCGTCCACGAGAGAGCCAGCAATCATGGTATCTACTATCTTACCCTGTATTTTAAGGCCCATAGACCTAATCCAACATACATCATACATTGCATTGTGAAATATCTTAATTGCAGGTGTATTTAGTACATCTGTAAACCATTTTATGACCATGTTCTTATCCATGTTACCACCACCTTCATGTGCTATAGGATAATATCCAGACCAACCTTCTACAGCAACAGCTATACCTACAACCTTACCATTACCAACTACAGATCCTGAACCTGTTGATTTTAAATCTGGGTCTTTGGTTTCTAAGTCAATTGAAATCTCATCATACTTTGATAAGTCAGGAAAAGATTCTGGTGGTAGCCATTCTGTTTGTGGTTTGAATATTGGTTTCATGAATAATCTCTTTCTAATATCATTTCTAAATAATGTATTGCTTTATTGATGTCTTCTTCTTTCCCCTTTGACTGATGTCGACATATATATTTTATAGCATTACCTTCTGCAAAAAGCAATTTGTTTTCGTTTATAAACTCTGCAGGTTGAATCTTCATCGAGCGATAATGTTTTCCACCAACTTGATTGTCTAGTGAATCGTATGTTGCTTTTTTAAATAGATCTTTGTTTGTCATAGATTGTATGCCTTTTTAGTTTGTGGTTCGATTATATATAAATTCTTCTCTGTTCTTGTGCACGCAACATAAAATAATCTATGTGTATCATCTGGATCTTTTTCATAATCTATAAATGCTGCACCGGCCAAGTCTGTTATTACAACTACATTCTCTCGTTCATTACCTTTGACGCCATGTATTGTAGAAATACTAATTCTAGGATTCTTATCTAAGTTCTCTCCTGATTTAATTAATTTTTTTATCTTCTTTATATCTTCATCACCTATTTCATTTAATGCTTCATCCCATTCAGACTCTGTGTTAAGTCCATACTTCTCTTTCAAAGTATCTATGTCGTAGAAACCATCTTTGATTATTGTTTTAAATAACTTAGGATCCCAGTTATCTTTAGTCATCTTTGCAGCGATCTTCTTAATATCATTGTAATGTAAAGGTATACCTTTTCGTAAGTCATTCCATTTCAATATAATTTCATAAATATTTTTTACTCTTGGTACAGCATTTCTTCTTTGCCAATATAATTCTTTTTCATCTAATATGTTTCCAATACCGGCTAACATGTAGTTAGCTTGTGCTAACACTAACCATTTACCATGTGAGAAATCTACCTCGTGAAGATTGCTACAGTATGAAACAGATCCTTCTTCTTCTTTTGGTAGCCATTCTTTTTCTACTCTGTTGTGTACTTTTTTTATTATCTTGTTTGCTAATGCAAAAGGTTCTTGTGGTACCCTTTGTGATTGATCTAACACAGTTCTTTTACCTTCTAGATTTATAAATGTACTAACGTGTGCACCATTCCATCTGTATATGGCCTGGTCATCATCACCTGATATGTATGAGTCTTGTGCTTTCTCTTCTATCTTTTTAACCAATCTCCATTGTATCAAACTTAAATCTTGCGCTTCATCTACAAACATAACTCTAAGAGATGGTGCTTCACCACTCTCTATAAATTTATCCAGCATATCTGGAAAGTCAATTAGTCCATGTTGTTCTTTGTATCTTTCTAACTCTTCAACTATGATTTCTAACTTATCTAATTGTATTTTATTATTGTTGTGTAAATTATAAAATTTTATTGGGTCCATTTCTTTTGACCGTGCTAAGTTTATTAACTGTATGTATGGATCTGGAGAATAAAATATACCCTCATAGTCTTCGTCTTGTCTTGCACCTTCTAATTCTATTTGCATCTTTTCTGATAGTTCTTTGTAGTGCTTTGGTTGCATCACTTGGTTTTTATTTATACCAAGTTGATTAAAACAAAATGAATGAAGGGTTTGAAAGTATGGTACATCGTTGTAAGATAGTTTAAATTTATCTACTGCTCTTTGTTTACCTTCTTGTGCAGCGTTCTTACTAAATGTAAAATAACCAATCTTATCTGGTGGTGTGTTAGCTAAAAACTTTTCTATGTGTCCCAGTAGTGTATGTGTTTTACCCGTACCTGGAGGACCATAAATTACATGACGCATTAGTAGTTTTCTTTCTTAAATGTTTTTGGTTTATATGTTTCTGTTTTTTTATCGTATCTAGCTACAACAAATACAGATATTTTTGTTTTACCTACACGTTTAGTTGTACAGTTTAGATCATCTTTTAACATCTGTGATGTTCTTTGATATGGAACTCTCCAATGTTTTCTTGATAGATAGTTGTTAAAGAAGTTATCAAATACAAAGTGGTGAAACCCTTCTTTGGTATAAGTACCTCCATTACGTAAATCTTCGTAGTCATCTTTTTGTATTCTGTTTACACAATAATCTTCTAAATAATTATTTAATATATCTTTTGTGCTTGTACCTTCTGCAGGTTCTGTGATCTCCGCATTACTTAATAATGCAGTTGTAACTTTCTTCCAATCTCCTGTCTTAACTGTTGGAGGATTTATTCTTAATTGTTTAATACATTCTTCTTGAAATAAAACTTGATTAGCTAAATGTTTTGCTGAGTCTAAATATAATCTTTCACCATCAACATTCATGTAATAGTAAGGCTCTTCCAAGTTAACTACTTGTAAGTCTGTTAGACTTGGAAACACTGGTTCTTGACCTATACCAAATTTTCTTTTCTTACATAATTTTTTATCACATAAACTACACATAGGTTGGTCATTACATTTGTAACCCCATTCTTTTTTGTCATGTTGTTTTATAATTATTTGTACTTCTGTATCTGACAATGGTTGTTCCATTGCTGACTCATTAAATATCATTACTTTTGTTTTCCAATTTTCAGGCCACTTAGATTTTGCATATACACCATAATGAAATAGTGCATTGTTTCTACCACCTTCACCAATTTTATTTTGTGCCATGAGTTCTATACATGGTGGTCCATCTGAATAAGGAGTCTCTGGTCTTTTAATTTCTATTGCGCTTATGTTTTGTTGTTTATGTCTTTCGTAGAGTTCAAAAAAAGCATCTATACTAGCAGCTTCGCCATCCTCCATAAAGGCATATCTTGTTGTCTGACCACAATTAAAGTATGGTAAATTTAAAAAGTTTCCTGTATCATCTTTTGATTTTAATTCTCTTTGTTTAGGAAATACTTCTGATCCTCCATAACCTAATACAGACCTAATCTCATTTAATTTATCTTGCATCAAACCTGCTGATACATAATCTTCAGTAAATAAAAATACATGAGCACCACCCGACTTTGATCTACAAACGACTAAGGGTAATTGAAATTGTTTTATCTTGTTAATTAATTTCTTATGATCAAACTCTGCATAAGAGTCGATGTCTATACATCCCCACTTACATTTGTTGTCATCATTGATTGGTATAATACCTAAACTGTCAGCACCATCTAAATGCTTTTGCCACAACTCATCTGTAACGGGTTCTCGTTTAACAAACGATTTACCTTTAATTTTGTTACCGTCACCATTTGATTCACCAACTAAAGTGACACCATGTGCACGGTCTAATCCATAAAATATATTTTTAAATCTTTCTATCATACAAAATAAAAGTGGGCGTTTCCACTCTCGCTTAGACGCCCACTACCTAGGATACTGGTTAGTAGTTAGAAGAACCTTTTGTAGTTTCTTCCGTACTATGTTTAGCTTGAACTTCACCTTTACCTACAGATTCCGCAAAAGATTTTGC